TCTTGTCTAACATTTGGTCTTTTAAAAAAGTTCTTTTTAAAACTTTTTTCTGATTCATCATTCCAGTATAAAAAGCTAAAAAGAACTTGTATCCATATTGATGATTTTTCTAGGATTCCTTTAAAAGATAATTCATTTAATAATGATAATGTACGTTTATCATTAATTTGACTTGGACTACTAATAGTTCTAATAGAACTTCCTAAAATATCAGATACTTGTCTACCAATGTTATCAAATGTATCATCTTGTCCAGACTTTGTTGAATTAATAGATTGACCAATACAAACTGCTGCAAATATTAACATTGTAATTGTATGATTAATATAAAATCCTTCATTTATAATTTTATTTAAAAATAGTCCTGAATCAATATCAGGTTGTATACTATCTAAAGTATCTTTTGTAACTTGTTCAATATTATATGTATTACTTCCACCTTGTAAACTTGAAATTAAACTTTTAAATTGTTCACTGTCTAAAACTTGCATTAATGATCCAATTTTTAGTTCTGAATTAATTATAGTTTTATCAATTGATTCTTTATTTACTAATAAAATTAATTTAGCCATAAAATCTGAAGATATTTGAGAGCCACCTGTTAAAAACTGTGTCATTGTATCAGTATTTTCTGTTCCTGCCATATCAAATAAAGGAAAATATTCAACTAAACCTGTTTTTCGATCAGTCATTCTTATTAGTACACATGTATGACCACGAGAACTTTCAATATTATTTCTAGTTGGTAATACTGTTCTAAGTTCTTTTTGTTTTGCAAGTTTTTTGTTAAATAATTCAGTTAAATCAACTTGATCTCCTATATTTTTCCAGATTTTATTAGTAGAACCACTAGTTAAAATTTCTCTAAAGGTAAATTGATCTCTTTCTGCTACTTGTGATTTATTTAAATTTACTTTTCCTTTTGTAATATAATCTGAATCTAAATTTATTTTTTGTAATTTTTTATTAACAAGATTAGTATAAAAATCAGAGTAGTTTGGTTGGGCTGGTTGGGCTGGTTGGGCTGGTTGGGCTGGTTGGGCTGGTTGTATAAAACATAAATATTCTGTTTCTACTCGAACTTCTTCTTCATCAATTATAAATATAATTTGTTCATCAAAATTATTTAGATCTGCTTGATCCTTAATACGTCCATAAAAAACAAAATATGCTAAATCAATAGTTTTTCCTGATTTTTTTGCAGAATCAATTATTGATGTTACTATACCTTTTGTATCTTTTTGATTAACACCAGGAACATCTTTAATACCAAAATATCTAGATGTTTTACCAGTACCACTTGCACCAATTGCAAACATCATATTAATAACTTTATTTATAGGATTAGATCCAGATTTAGAACTAGAATTAATTAATTTATTTAATCCAACTATATTGTCTTCAATAATATCTGATGTTGTATTTGTATGTGTTTCTTCAAAAAATCTAGCATGTGTGTGATATGATATATCCACAAGATCAGTTCCACATTGTATTTCTTTACTTGATTGTCTTGATAAACCTTTACCACTTCCTCCATTTTGTTGCAATACCTCAAGTGTATAAGAGTATGCATCATCACTAGGTTTAAATTTTAGTTTACATTTATCTTTTTTATACATGGTTCTAGGAAACTCTACTGTAAAAAAGATCATTGGTATAACATTAATATAACTATTAATTGCTAAATCAATAATCTTTGTAATAGATGTATTAAGATTTATTAGATCTATAATAGATATAGTATCTGTACTTTGACTTTGATACCGAGTCATTAATTCACTGAATATTTTAATATAAGCTTTATAAGATAAAAGTTGGGAGTAACATTTTTCTAAAGATTTTTTATATTTATCTAAACGAGGTTTTATAACATCTTGAAATACAAACTCAGCCCCACCACTTAATACTGTTAATTTTTGTATTTCTTCATTAAATTTAGCAAAATTATCTATACCTAGTTCTACTTGTACTTGTACAGCTGTACTTGCTGATTTGTCTTTTTTTAATTGTTCTGATATATTTTTTATTAAAAATGGAATTATTTTAAACCTTTCAAATATATTCTTTAATTGATCAATATTCATCATTTTATTAACTTGTCCAATAGGTATTGTCATCACCATTTGCTTATTTTCTTTTAAGACTCCAATATAACTTTTATAAATTTCTTTTATTTGGTCTTGTTTTAATTTTGTAGTTATTTGTTCACCTCTATTTTCATAAAGAGGTTTAAATTCTTCAAACATTTTATTTATTTTATTATCTTTCTTAGAACTTCCTCCTAATTGTGTTTGTATATAACCATTTGCTTCATACAAGATTTTAGATTTAGGTAAATTATTATAATTTTCTAATAAAAAAATTTGCATGTTTCTAGTAATTTCTTGATTAATATCAAATGCAATATTTATACTAATAATAATACTAGTTAATACATTTATAATTATAAATAAAGAAATAAAAGTATCATCTAATTGATTAATATCCAATATTCTGTAATTAATAATAATATTTTCAACTAGATTTATATTAGATAAAAAATCTTCTACTTTTATTGATACATCTCTTATATATATATTTTTTTTTAATAAATCTTTATAATAATTAGTATTTTTATCTTCTAAAAATTTATTATATTCATCTTTAATATTAATTATTTCATCTGGAGCAAATTCAATAATTTCTTTATATTTATTAATTATAGTGTCATATAAAGAAATTAATTGCTTAATTTGTAATATTAAATTATTTATTGTATATAATCGTTCATAGATTTGGATTGATCCTAAAACTTCTACATTTGGTAAATTTTGAATTATAACAGATCTTCTATATTCTTCAGATTGTATTTTATCTACTATTTCTCTAATCATTGTATTCATTTTTTCATTATATTGTTCTTCTAAAATATTTGATACAGGAATTAATCCACCGGCTAGATTAGCTGCTTGTTCTGCTTTTAGAACATCATTACTTGTTGCTATTTTGCTATTACTTGTTATTGATCTTTCGATCATTTCTACTTTCTTTTCTAATTCTTTAATTGAGTCAATAATTTCTGGATTAATTTTTTGTCTTTTAATTTGTTCAATAGCTATTTTAATTTTTTGATATATTGGTCCTAAATCAATCTGTTCATTTCCATCTTTTTTATTTTCTAATTGATTTACTAACCATTCAACTTGTTTCTGTAAATCGAATAATTTTTCAGGTTGTAAAACTTGATTAAATCTTGCATTTAAACCAGCTATTTTTTGAAAAATAAAATCATTATTTCGTCTCATTTCTTCAGATTTAATATTAAGTTCTTGTATATCTTGATCTATTAAACGATCAAAATCAAAAAAATTCATCCCACCATCTTGATCTTTAGATAATTTATTAATAATAATATATACTTTTTTAAGATTTTTTAATTGTAATTCAGGTTGATCTTGATAATCAAGTACTGTATCAAGTTTATTTGTTATTTCAAATATTTTATCTAATTTTGTACGAAAATTTTCAAGAATAAATTTATATAAAACTATTTCATTTTTATTCGAACTAGGTGGTAAACTATTAATAGTTTTTTCAAATTTATTAATAGTATTACATATATAATAATAATCATCAATAGTTTTATTATCAAAACTCATATATATATTATTTATATATTAAAAATAAATTAATTATTTTTAAATATATATACTTCAACTATTAATACCTATTCTAGTTTATTTTAAACTATTAACTATTATAGGTTTGTTTAAATTTTTAATTTTTGCACATGATTCAATATGTAAATATCTGATACAACTGTTAAGTAACAATGAGTTAATATTTGTTATACCATTACACCCATAAATAACTAGAGTATCAGAATAAATAAGTGGATCTACATTTATTATTTTTGAACAAAACACAAGTATAACTGTGTGTGCGACTAATCGTTCAGTATTTAATATTTTGTTATTAAATATAAAAACAAGTCCTAACTGTAATAATGGATTATATATATTTCTATGAATTTGTCTCCTGAATATATCATCACAATAGTATTTATATGAGTACTTGGTACCAAGCATGTAATAAACAGTAAGTTTTTTAATAAATCTAAACTTTTTAGTTGTATTCATTAGAGATAAATAGTCTTGATTACTAGAATAGTCTTTAATTAATTGATAATTTACAATATGTAGTTCATTCATGTATTGATATTTAATTATATTTAATTTATTTTGTAATTAACTTAAAATAAATTAATGCGTTAGAAAATATAAATAAATATTATATACTAATAATGTATATCAAGCAAAAAATAAATAGCTTTTAGCAAAAATAAATAGATTTTATTTTTGCTTTGATAGCTCAGTCGGTAGAGCATTTGGCTGTTAACCAAAAGGTCGCAGGTTCGATCCCTGTTCAAAGCGTAAAATTTAATTTAATTTATTATTAAATTAAATTTTAGAACAATCAGCAATACTAGTAAAATATGCTGTAAGAATTAGTTTATTAACAGAACAACTAGAAAATATTTTTAGTTCAAGTATTACTAAATATATTTAAATTCAATTAAAATTACATATTTTAGTAAAATATAAATTTTATCTTAAGTATATTAATCAAGACAATGGATTATCCTAAAATATCAGATCCTAATTTACAAGATAAAATAAAAAAGAAATTTAAAGATCTAGAAACACCATCAAAAAAACCAACTTTCTTTGAACTATGTTATCCTGAAGAATTTACTTATCAGCTACCCCAGTTATTTGTTTCTAAATTTATAAATCCTAAAACCCCATACAAAGGATTGTTAGTATTTCATAGAATAGGTGCTGGAAAAACATGTGCGGCAATTCAAATAGCTGAACAATGGGTAGATAAAAGAAATGTAATATTTATTGTACCTGCATCACTTGTTGGTAATGTATACAAAGAATTTAGATCTGAATGTACTGGTAATAAATATATGACAAAGGTAGAAAGGTCTAAACTTTCCAAGCTTTCACCAACATCAAATGAGTACCAAGATCTTGTACAAGAGATTAATGAGCGCATTGATGAAAAATATCAGATATATTCATATCATAAATATGTGAATTTAGTTGAATCTAAAAAGATTAATTTAAAAAATTCATTAGTAATAATTGATGAAGTACAAAATATTGTTTCTGAAAGTGGATCTTTTTATAAAACAATTTTAGGTTCATTACAGCGCTCACCAGATTCAACTCGTATAGTTGTAATGTCAGCTACACCAATTTTTGATAAACCGGTTGAACTTGCTCTAACTATGAATTTACTTAAACCAGATGAAATTCTACCAACAGGATCAAAATTTAATGATGCATTTTTAAAATCAGATTCAAACGGATCATATAAACTAACAAATGGAGAACTGTTAGGATCTTTAGTAAAAGGTTATGTATCTTATTCACCCGGAGCACCATCACATGCATTTCCTAAACAAAAATTTAAAGTTGTTAAATGTCATATGTCAAAGTTTCAGTATGAATGTTATCAAACAGTAGAAGAACAAGAAGGAAAACCAGATTTTAAAGATATACTAAAGTTACCAAATAATTTTTTCATAGGATCACGTATTATATCAAATGTAGCATTTCCAAACAAGGGTATTAATGAAAAAGGATTTGAATCATGGACAGGATCTAAACTTAAAGTTGAAAACTTGGAACGTTATTCTATTAAATTTTATAAAATTATTAATAAAATAAGACAAATTAAAGGACCCAGTTTT